TACGAATGAGGTTTGATTTTTTCTGAAATTAATTTAATTATCTTCATGACCTACACGAATAGATTATTAAATGTTACTATAAGTTAAATGTCGCAGGTCGTTAGAACATCAGACCAAAAGTTTACGTAAAGTTTTAAGAGGTATAAAAATGTCAGATAAAAAAAACAAAACAAAATTAACTCTCGTTTCAAATAACGATAGTAGAGTAAAAAACAAGACTAAAAATAATAAAGTTATGGGATCAGATTTGACGGAAAAAATGCGTGGTTTTTGTCATGACGTTGTAGGGCGTAATGGGGAAAAGGGCATGAGTTTAATCGATGCATATCGTAACAACTATAATGTAAGTAAAGATATTAAGCCTAACACTCTAAGAATGTTAGCTAGTAGATTAAGATCTAAGGATAACATTGGGATATTTATAGAACATCTATTTCAGCAAAAACAGCGTCTACATCGCATGAATGAAGTCAAACTGTCTGAAAGTAAAATTGAAACAATATTAAAGAAGATTGAACAGATGGCAGACGATACAAATATAACTGATCACGTTAGATTAAAAGCATTGGAGATGTTAGGTAAGAATTTAGGAATATTTGAAACTAATATAAACATACAAGATAAAAGAGATAGAACATCGACAGAAATTGAAAGTGAATTATTAACAAAGCTAAACACAATAATTAATAAATAAAAAGTTACGTGAAGTTTTACAGCTAGTCACGATACATTTATTATTTCTATTTTCGATTATAATTTTTTTTGATTGTGTCCGGTCTAAAATTTTTTTGTACTAGGCTTGACCCCACCTACCCACACCCACCCATGTGACACAGCCGTGGCTACACACAGCCGCACGTTATTCTGCACACTCAAATACAAAATTTTAACAAATTTACTTTTTTTATATTGTCAAAAATAAAAAAGCCAGTATAATAAATTATAATATATATAAATATTCTAAAGAAGTTTATATAGATACTAAAGAAGTATATAAATATTATATTTATATATATTGCAAAGGAACATTATTTGTCAGACAATGTAGTATCTTTAGACGATTACAGAAACCCTCCTGAAAATCTAGAAGAACGTGAATTAGATGAAGCTATCATAATTGGCTGGTCTACGGATGAGAACGGTGATAAAATGCTCTATGTGTCTTCTTCGGTTAAAGACGAGGAAAGTTTATGGATGATAGAGTTGGCAAAAAACATTATTGAGAACCGGCCTCCTATCAATAGAGATATTTATGAATGATCTTAGTCATCTATTAAAAGGGAATCTTGAAAAGATAAGTGGTCTTCCGCCGGAGCAGCAAAAAGAGATACTTGCCCTAATCGAAGAATATGAATCTGTAAAAGAAAAAGAAACAGCAAGAGAAAATTTTCTTCCGTTTGTAAAATTAATGTGGCCTTCTTTTATTCATGGAAGACATCATGAGATTATGGCAGAGGCATTTGAAAAGGTGGCCCGGGGTGATTTAAAAAGATTGATAATCAACATGCCACCCCGTCATACCAAGTCAGAATTTGCAAGCTATCTTTTCCCCGCATGGTTTTTAGGTAAATATCCAGAAAAGAAAGTTATTCAAACAGCTCACACAGCAGAGCTTTCTGTTGGGTTTGGTAGAAAAGTTCGTAACCTAATACAGAACACAGACTTCCAAGAAGTATTTCCGGGCATAGAACTGTCTGCTGATTCTAAAGCGGCAGGTAGATGGAATACAAATAAACGTGGTGACTACTTTGCGATAGGTGTAGGTGGTGCGGTAACGGGTAAGGGTGCTGATATTTTAATTATCGATGACCCCCACTCCGAGCAGGAGGCCACAATGGGTGATTATAACCCGGAAGTTTATGACAAAGTTTATGAATGGTACACATCTGGACCAAGACAGAGACTCCAGCCCGGTGGTGCTATCATCTTAGTGATGACAAGATGGTCCAAAAGAGATTTAACAGGTCAAATTATTAATAAATCTATCGAAAGAGAGGGTTCTAACGAGTGGGAAGTGATACAACTGCCTGCAATACTGCCTTCAAACAAGACTTTATGGCCTGAATTTTGGAAAAGGGAAGAATTAGACGCATTAAGAGCTGAATTACCCGTTTCAAAGTGGAACGCACAGTATCAACAAGACCCCACATCCGAAGAAGGAGCGTTAATTAAGCGTGAATGGTGGCAAGAATGGGAAAAAGACGACCTTCCGCCTTGTGATTCCATCATTCAGTCTTGGGATACAGCGTTTTTAAAGACACAAAGAGCAGATTATAGTGCCTGTACCACTTGGGGAATCTTTCATCACCCTGATGATGAAGGAAATGAGAGGCCAAATCTCATTTTACTTGATGCATACAAAGAAAAACTAGAATTTCCTGATTTAAAACGTGCAGCTTACGAAAAATACTGGGAATTTGAGCCAGATCAGATGATTATTGAGGCTAAAGCGGCAGGATCACCCTTAATTTTTGAATTAAGAGCTATGGGAATACCAGTTACTGAGTTTACACCGAGCCGTGGACAGGATAAGATAGCAAGAGTTAACAGTGTCACGGATCTGTTTGCAAGTGGCGTTGTGTGGTGTCCACCTACACGTTGGGCAGATGAAGTTATAGAAGAATGTGCATCATTTCCATCAGGAGATCATGATGACCTAGTTGACTCAACCACACAGGCACTGTTAAGGTTTAGACAAGGTGGCTGGATAAGAACAACTATGGATGACTGGGATGATGAACCAAAATATAGAAGGCCTGTAGAGTATTATTAAATGGAAATGACGCATATAATAGATGGATTGATAGGAATAATTGTTCTTGGTGGAGGATGGTTTCTTGGAACACAGTCAAGAGAAGTTAAAAGGATTGATATATTGTTAAATAAAACAAGAGAAGATTATGCAAAACGAGATGATGTAACAGTTGCAATAAACAGATTAGAAGAAAAAATAGATAGAATTTTGGAAAGAATTAAATAGGAGTATCTAATGGCTGTAGAAAAAACAATGACACCCATGCAGACTTTCAAAGAAAGTGCAGAGCCTGAGATAAGTATAGAAGTTGAAAACCCTGATTCAGTATCTGTTGAAACAGAAGATGGCGGGATGATCATTGATTTTACAGGCGAACAGGTAGAAGAAATATTAAGTGGTGGATTTGATTCAAATTTAGCGGAGCAAATTGAAGAGCAAGATCTAAGAGAAATGGCTGGTGAGTTAATATCAAGTTTTAATTCTGACAGACAGTCAAGAAGTGAATGGGCAAAGAGTTATGTCAAAGGATTAGATCTTCTTGGAATGAAGATAGAAGAAAGACAGCAGCCTTGGGCAGGTTCATCTGGCGTGTTTCATCCTATATTAACAGAGTCAATTGTAAGGTTTCAGGCACAAGCTATGGGAGAGATATTCCCTGCATCCGGACCAGTAAGAACTAAAATACTAGGAAAAATGTCTGTTGAAAAAACAGAGCAGGCTTCTCGTGTAGAAAATGAAATGAATTATCTTCTTACTGAAAAGATGACAGAATACAGAGATGAAACAGAGCAGATGTTATTTAAGTTGCCTTTAGCTGGTTCTGCTTTCAAAAAGGTTTATTATGATCCGATCATGGAAAGGCCATGTGCAATGTTTGTACCGGCAGAAGATTTTGTTGTTTCTTATGGCGCTTCTGATCTTATGACATGTGAGAGATACACCCATGTCATGAAAAAATCATCAAATGACATAGCCAAGCTACAAGATAATGGATTTTACAGAGATATAGAATTACCTGACCCTGAGCCAGATATGTCAGATATACAAGAAAAATATGATGAGCTTGATGGTGAATCAGCGACAATAGAAGATGACGACAGACATACTCTTTTAGAAATGCATGTAGATATGGAGATGCCAGAACCATTTGATGAAGAAGATGGCATAGCCAGACCATACGTTATCACGATAGATAAATCATCAAGAACCATATTATCTATCAGGAGGAACTATTATGAAGATGATAAAAAGAAAAAGAAAAGGCAATACTTCGTACATTACAGATATCTTCCGGGCCTTGGTTTCTATGGTACAGGCCTCATTCACCTCATTGGTGGGTTGGCTAAAAGCGCTACAAGTATTCTTCGTCAACTTATCGATGCTGGTACTTTATCTAATTTACCGGCTGGTCTTAAAGCTAGGGGTTTACGCATCAAAGGGGATGATTCGCCTCTCATGCCGGGTGAGTTCCGTGACGTTGACGTACCGGGTGGTGCAATTCGTGACGCTATTACTTTCATTCCTTACAAGGAACCAAGTTCGGTCTTGTACCAATTACTCGGAAACATTGTTGACGAGGGGAGAAGGATTGGCTCCGTTGCGGATATACAAGTTGGAGACATCAACGCGCAAGCGCCAGTAGGAACAACACTGGCTCTCATGGAGCGTTCAATGAAAGTTATGTCTGGAGTTCAGGCTAGATTACATGCTGCCCTTAAAAATGAGCTAAGATTATTATCTAATGTCATTCGTGATTATATGGATGGAACTTATGCTTATGAAATAGAAGGTGATTTTGACAGGACAAAAGACTTTGATGACAGAGTTGATGTAATACCTGTGTCAGATCCTAACGCAGCAACAATGTCACAGAGAGTAATGCAGTATCAAGCTGCTTTACAACTAGCTCAACAAGCACCGCAGCTATATGACATGGGTAAATTACATAGACAAATGTTAGAAGTTTTAGGTATACAGGATGCTAAAGATATTATTAAATTACCTGACGACATAAAACCGGCAGATCCTGTAACTGAAAATATGGCAATATTAAAACAAGAGCCTGTAAAAGCATTTAAATACCAAGATCATGAAGCACACATTAAGGTTCACCTAGCCGCCGCTAATGATCCAAAGTTAAAAGAGATTGTGGGACAGTCACCATTTGCAGGAGCAATACAAGCTGCATTATCAGCGCATATTACAGAACACGTTGCTTTCCAATACAGAAAAGAAATAGAAAAAAATCTTGGTGTTGCTATGCCTAATGAAGAAAAGCCTTTACCAGAAGATGCAGAAGAAGAGCTTTCAAGATTAGCTTCAGAGGCAGCAGAAAAGTTATTGCAACAAAACACAGCAGAAATGCAACAACAAGAAAATCAAAAACTACAAGAAGATCCTTTAACGCAGATACAGCAAAGAGAACTAGCTATCAAAGAAAAAGAACTTGAACATAAAAAACAAATGGATTTAGCAAAACTAGAGCTTGAGGCTCAAAAGGCAGCGATGAATCAAAAGGTTCAAGAAGAAAGAATAGAATCAGAAAATCAAAGAGAGGGTGTTAGAATTGCTGCAAAGTTAGCGACAGATGCTTCTAAAGATCAAAAAGAAGAAGCAAAGATAGTTATGCAGGCAGCAGAACAATTACAAAATGAGCAGAAATGAGACAGTTTACACACCTGTTATAAAAAAAATTCAAGAAGAAATGGATGCAACGACAGATCATCTTTCCTCTGGCAGGCCAAAAAATTTTGAAGAATATCAAAGACTTGTGGGAAAAATAGAAGGCTTATCCATAGCTAGAGAATTTTTACAAGAAACAGAAAAAAGATTTATTGAAGATTAGGTCTTCCAAAAGTGTCAAGACTTGTGTATATTTATAATAACGACAATCAGGTGCTTAAGCCTGCAAAGGTAACTGTGAACCTCAATCACTGCAAAAAGGAACAGGGATGTACTCTGCACAAAAAGTAAATTATGAGGAAGATTTAAAATTAAAACTTCCTGAGCCGAAAGGTTATAAGCTGTTAATAGCTATCCCAAAGGTTGAAGAAAAAACGAAGTCAGGCGTATACATGCCAGACAATACGACTAAATTAGAACAAACTGCATCAATCGTTGGTCTTGTCATTGAGATGGGAGAAGACGCATATAAAGATGATCAAAAGTTTCCTAACGGGCCTTATTGCAAAAAGGGTGATTTTGTAATATTTAGATCTTACTCTGGAACAAGGTTCAAAGTTGAAAGTGAAGAATTTCGTTTAATTAATGATGACACTGTGGAAGCAGTTGTCGATGACCCTAGAGGATTTACAAGACTATGAGTGATAATACAGCTGAAAA